GGGTACAGCTCGGCAGCGGCTACCACGCGGCGCTGGCCACCGACGACGGGATGATCAGCTGGTGCCGGGCACTGCCCCGCGACGGCACGCCCGAGGAGGCGTGGTGGCTGGAGTGGGAGGGCGAGTGAAGATCTGCGACGGCTGCGGGCACCGCTATGACCCGGTGGGCTGCCGGTGGCGCTGCCCGGCCTGCGGGCTGAAAGAGAACTGCTGCGAGGGAGCACCCCAGTAACAACAGGAGGAGCCATGCCACCAGCCAAGCCACCAGCCAAGCCCAAGGGGAAGGCGCCCGCCAAGCCCGGGACCGCCGGCAGTACCGGCCCGGCCGCGAGCGGAACCACCGGGACCACCGGAGGACCCGCGAGCGCCCAGGGCGCCGGCAAGCCGTTCGGCGGCAAGCAGGCCCCGCCGTTCGGCGGCAAGGGCAAGGCAAAGGCGCCCGCGAAGGCGCCCGCCAAGCCGGCCGGCAAGGGCGCCGGGAAGTGAGCCCGGCGGGCGACAAGCTGCCCGCACCCCGCAGGCGCAGCAGCAAGGCGCTGCCCGACACTGCGGTGGCGGGCGATGCCATGTCCGTGGCCAAGACCGATGACGCGGTGGACATCGGGGTCGGCGCAGCCATCGTGACCGTCTATGAGTACACCGACCCGGACATCGGGCAGATCGGCCAGGGCGGGTCCGGCAGCATGACCGAGATCGGTGAGTGCCCGGTCTGCTTCGCCTACGGCGGCGGCGGGCATGGCGGCGGCTGCCCGAACGCCGGCAAGGACCCGGCTGACTGGGTGACCGACCCGCCGCCCGGCTGGCTGCGGCCCGGCGAGCAGGAGCAACCGCCAGGGGGTGGTCAAAGTTGACATGACCGCGATTCGCAACCAGCTGGCCGTCCAGATCACGCAGTACACCGGGCTGCGCTGCGACGGGCAGGCCCGGGACCACGTTAACCCGCCGTGCGCGGTGGTCGTGCCCGGCACGCCGTTCATCACCTACGGGCAGACCATTGACGAGGCGGCCGGATTCACTCTGGTCGTGCTGCTCATCATCAGCGACTCCGCTCAGGTAGAGATCACCCAGCGCGCGCTGGACGCCTACCTGGGCATCGGCCCGGGGGAAACCGAGTCGGTCCCGGCTGCGGTCCTGAAAGACCCGACGCTCATGGGCACCGCGGAATGGTGCGAGCCCATGACCATCTCGAACTACGGCAGAATAGAATATGCTGGCGTAACCTATTTCGGGGCCAGGCTAAACCTGCAGGGCGGAGCGCACTGATGCCGGATACCTGGACGAGGAAGCCGGCGAAAGGGGGTGGTCAGAGCCCATGCGTGTTCTAGTTCTTCATCCTGGGCCTTTACCCGACTTCAGTGTGCATGACGTCTTTGCTGGCTGGATGGAGGCGCTGACCGGCTTGCTCGGCCCGGGCAACGTCGCCCCTTTTAACATGAATGACAGGTTGGTAGCGTTCGGCAGCGCGCTGGTCGATACGCACCAGGTTGATGAGAGCGGCCACCCGATCGTGAAGAACATGTTCACCGAGGATGGTATCTTCCACGCCGCCATGGAAGGGCTCAGCCACGCGCTGCTGACCTTCTGGCCGGACGTCGTGCTGTGCATCAGCGGGTTCTACATGAACGCCGGGACCATGCAGCTGATGCGGATGCGTAACTTCAAGATCATCATGCTCACGACCGAGAGCCCGTATCAGGACGACGAGCAGATGACGCGCGCCCAGATGGCCGACCTGGTGCTGCTCAATGACCCGGTCAACATAGAGATGTTCCGGGAGCACGTGCGCGCCGAGTACATGCCGCACGCCTACCGGCCGTCGTTGCACCGGCCCCGGCAAGGCCCGCGTAACCCGGAACTGGCCAGCGACCTGTGCTTCATCGGCACCGAGTTCCCCAGCCGGGTCTCGTTTTTCGAGCTCATGGACCTGGACGGCATCGACGTACTGCTCGGCGGCAACGAGTGGGGCAAGCTGGACCCGGCCTCCACCGTGGCCCGGTTCGTCGGATCCGAGCTCGGGCAGCCCGACTGCGTCGACAACGAGCAAGCGATCGGGCTGTACCAGCACGCGAAGATGGGAATCAACTTCTACCGGCGGGAGACCAGCCCGTACGAGCACTGGAACGGCCAGGCGTACGCCATGGGGCCGCGCGAGGTGGAGATGGCGGCGGTTCAGCTGCCCTTCATCCGCGACCCGAGACCCGAAGGTGACGCAGTGTTCCCGATGCTGCCTACTTTCGGTGACCCGAAGGACGCCAGCGACAAGCTGCGCTGGATGCTAGCTCACGACGCGAAACGGGAGGAGGCCGCGCGCCAGGCCCGGTCTGCCATCGCCGACCGCACGTTCGAGGCCAACGCGAAGCGGTTCCTGACCCTGGCTGAGAAGCTGTGATACTCCCATCGGTGGGAGGATCAGGCGACGGGCCGCCCGTCCTCGGTGAAGGACATGCCCAGCTGCTCGGCGGCCAGCCGGATCATGGCCAGCGCCCGGACGTGTTCCTTGCTGTCCAGAGGCATCTCGCCCAGGTTCACGACGCTCCCAGGGTCGGCTACTGAGGGCCTGCGCGGATGTCCCGCGGGTGCGCTCTCCCGCGGTCACCGCCCGGTTCCCCGTTGGCTCCGCCGCGCCTCCTGCTCGCCCGGCCGGGTGTGAGGCCGTCCGACTCGCTTCCGCGCCCTGGGAGCGGTATCAGGTTATCGTTACCGAGCCGACGATGTGGGTGGTCGCGCCGGCCGAGATGTCGATCTGCGCGACGTAGGCGGTCACGGCGGGGACCAGGTTCGACCTGGCGGTGACGGTTGCCGAGCCTACGACGCCGGACAGCGAGCAATTCCAGGCGAACGTGTCGGCGCTGATCGTCGGCGTACCGAGCACGCCGGACGGGTCGGAGATCGTGTAGCCGATGCTGTCGGCGGTGTTGGTGTTATCCGAGGCATCCTTGGGCGTCGCGGTAATCGCGACAGCGGTGCTGACGCCAGCGGTTCCGGTGGCCATGACTGCTCCTCCGTTAGGGTTGTGAACGCTGATATGTGGCAGGAGCTGCAAGGTGCAGTCCAGCCGGACGGTTGGTAGCTGGGTGATCCACGGGACCAGCTGATCGGCGTAGCTGGTCAGTACTCCGGGCAGCACCGCCTGCCCTTCATAAACTATGGCGGCGGCTGCCAGCGCCGATGCCCGGACGGCCTCGCTGTCCATCAGCGGCTCCGTATCTAGTCCTAGCCCCAGTGCAAGTTTGCCAGGCTGTCGTCGGTCTTCCCGCCCGGCCCGTGCTTAGCGCGCTGGCCTGGATCGGGGCGCCCGCGGAAGGCGAGCAGCACCAGGCGGCCGACCGGGACGAACCGGACCCGGCCGTACTTAGACAGCCCGGCCATCCGGTATCCAGCGGAATTGACACCGACGTTGAGCAGGCCGCCCGCGGTCGATGCCCGGGGCAGGCTGTAGACGTTCCCATGGTCGGAGACCTCGTAGAAGCCCGCGTACCCGGGAACTGGCAGCCATCGCTCGGGCTGGACCGGCCCATGTCACCAGGGTAGACGGGACTTCATAAACCAGCCAGCGTATCGTGGCTCCTGATAGCGCCGAGGCCCCGTAGCTGCCCCCGGTCCAGGGTCCTGCACGGATGGCGGAGCCGGCTCCCAATCACTCATAGTGAGGAGTCGACTAGTGTCGCGCATCCACGGGCGCAATGGGATCGCTTACGTCTCAATCGACGCATCAGGCGGTGCTAGCCCCACTGCGGCACCCATGGCATTCCTGTCCGCCTGGTCTATGAACTTCACTGTGGCCAAGGTAGACGTCACGGCTATGGGCGACCAGAACCTGATCTGGGTCGCAGGACTCCCGGACGCCTCGGGCGACTTCACGGGATTCTTCGACACCGCAACCGCTCAGACGTACGTCGCAGCCACAGACGGCCAACCACGCAACTTCTACCTGTACCCGTCGTCCATCGCAGCACTCCAGGGCCAGTATTTCTTCGGGCTCATTCTACCTGACTACAGTGTCACTGGTGGCGTTACGGCAGCCGTGTCACTCAAGTCGACCTGGAACGCAGCCAGCCGCATCCAGCGCTACCCCACCTACGGACTCCCGGGTACCTAACCGGACCCTCCCACTGGTGGGAGAAACCGTCGTCGCGCACGGCCCCCGCGCCACTGCGGGGGAGCTGCCCTCACCTGCACACGAGAGGAGCAGACCGTGTCCGACATCGAGGAAGCCGGGCTGGACATCGACTTCGACGCCGAGCTCGCCGGCATCCAGGCAACGTCGTCCGGGATGGAGCCGGTGCCCGCCGCCAAGGTGGAGCTGGTCACCGGCCAGGTGGTCACGTCCGACCGGACGATCGAGTTCATGGGCAAGCGGTTCAGGGTCGCGGACAAGATCGGCCTGATGCCGTTGCTCAAGTTCTCGGCGTTCGCCGACGTGGCGGTCCAGGACCCCAGGGCACTGGGCGCGCTGTACGCCATGCTGCGCGATTGCATTCACCCCGGCCACCCGGAATGCGGCAAGTGCGAGGACTGCAGAGGAGGCAACGAGCTGTCCTGCAAGGAATACGACCCGGGTGACTGGCGCGCGTTCGAGGACCACGCCTGCGAGACCAAGGCGGACGCGGACCAGCTCATGGAAGTGGTAACCAAGGTCATCGAGATCGTGGCCGGCCGCCCTACCGGGCAGCCATCGCCCTCCTCTGCTGGACGGCAGTCCACGCGGGACGCGTCGATGGCTCGCTCATCCGCCAGGGGTCGCCGGGCCTCCAAGCGCTGACGCCGCGGCAAGCCTGCAATGTCGCATACGCAACGCTCGCCGACCGCTGCCAGAGCGAGGAGGAGCTGGAGCAGCTAGACGTCCAGATCGGCATGGTGGCCAACCCGGACGAGGAGGCCCTGAAGGCGCTGCGCGCCCACCAGGAGGAGATGGGCCTTAAGTTTGACGATCCGGATGCCCCGGTTGCCGTGTCGGGCGATGACGGGCTACCTGCCTGGATGCAGCACGACGAGGAGTTCAGATGACAGGCGTACCGATGCTAGCGAGGGCGTCCGTACGGGCGGCCCCAACAAACGTTGCCTGGCTCGAACAAGCCAGCGGGGTCTATCCGGCGGAAACGCA